CTTATTTACTCCAATGTATAAACTACCTGAAAAAACTCGTAAAAAGTATCAGGAGCAAATGGGAGCTCAGGTAAAAGTTTATGATCTTAATGATAATTTACTTTTTGAATTTAATACTTATGGTGAAGCTGCAAAATTTCTAAAAACTACACAAAGTAATATAGTTAATACTTGTCAAAGATTTGGTGTATTTGCTAATAAGTATAAAATTAGATCAAAGTCTAGTTCACCTAACGCAAAAGAAATAATAAGAATGAAACTAAAAGCTAATAATGATAACTGGTGCAAAGTGAAGTATTCTACTCCAGAATTAAATGCTTTAGCTTCTAAAAAATGTCAAGAAATAACCTATAAGATTTATTATGCAAATAATAAAGAGATTATTTGTGAAAGAATACGTGAATATCTCAATAAAACATTTGATGTAAGAAAGCTTAAAAATAAAGAGTATTATGCTACTAATAAAGAATACATAAGAGCTAAGCATAGTGAATGGTTAAAGAATAATAAGCAATGGGCTGTATCTTATAGAAAGCGTGGATCTGAAAATTTAACTGATGACTATGTTAAACGTACTTTAATGACAACTATTGGTTTAAAAACTATTGATATTACTCCTGAAATGATTGAAATAAAAAGAAAACAAATTTCTCTTTATAGAGAACTAAAAGAACTAAAATGAGTAAAGTAAACACAAAACAAATTAAAGAAGTTGCTGATAAGTCTGAGACTGTTGGCAATACTTGTTATGATGAGTTTCAAAAGACAAAGAAACTTGAGACTGCAAAAGTAGCTATTGCTGCATTTAGAAATACATTGTATGCAAACAGTTTATTGATTAAAAATGAAAAGTTATGAAAAATGGATATATTATAATACTTATATGGTTAATGATCATATTTGGATGGTTTAGAAATATATATAAGCTTACACAATGTGATTTTGATGTACCACTTAAAACAGAAGTTATAAGATCTGTAGGTATTGTAATATTTCCATTAGGAGCTATATTTGGTTACATGAATATTGGAGAAGAATGACTAGAGAAGACATACAATTAGAAGCACTGGCTGCAACAGACGGTAAACAAAGATGCAGTGTGGTACTTGGCACCGGTGTTGGTAAAACCTTAGTTGGTTTGAAACATATGGAAAGAAATACTACGCCTCTAATGAAGTGTCTTGTTGTTGCACCAAAGAAGTCAATCTTTCAGTCTTGGAAAGATGATGCAGAAAGATTTAGTATGGAGCATTTACTTGGTAGAGTAGTATTTACAACTTATCTAAGTTTAAATAAACATGATCCAAGAGAATATTCTGCAGTTTATTTAGATGAAGCTCATAGTTTACTTGATAGCCACAGAGGATTCTTACAACTGTATAAGGGTAAAGTTCTTGGTTTGACTGGAACTCCTCCTAAGTTCTCAAATTCTGAGAAGGGTAAATTAGTTAATGAATTCTGTCCAGTTGTATTTACATTCAAAGCTGATGAAGCTATTGAGAATAATATTCTTAATGACTATCAAATTGTAGTGCATGAACTAGAGCTGGGAAATGAAAAGGTGTTTACAGTGGCTACCAAAAACGGTGGCCACTTTACAACTTCTGAGCAACAGAATTATAATTATTGGTGTAATAGACTAGATACTGGAGCAGGTCCAGTGCATATTCTTAGAGTAATGAGAATGAAAGCAATGATGGAGTATCCAAGTAAAGAAGCATACACTAAGAAACTGATGGAAAGCATTCAGACTAAGTGTATTGTATTTGCTAATACTCAAGATCAAGCAGATAGATTGTGTGATTACAGCTATCACAGTAATAATCCACAGTCTGATACTAATCTTGATTTGTTTAAAACAGGAATGATTAAAAAACTTTCCACTGTATTACAGTTGAGTGAAGGTGTAAACATTCCTGATCTTAAGCAAGGTATTATCATGCATGCTTATGGTAATGAGCGTAAGGCAAGTCAGAGGATTGGGAGATTGCTCAGATTAAATCCAGATGATAAATCTATAATTCATATTCTTTGCTACATGAACACAGCTGATGAAAAATGGGTTAAAGATGCATTGGAAGGTTTTGATCAAAGCAAGATTACCTGGAAAAACTTTAATATCTCCCTTTAATTTCTTATATTAGTTATATGGAACAAACAAAATCTCATAAACTTGTAATGTATAATGATCCTCATAATTCATTTGCATATATTATGGCTTGTCTTATCAAGTTTTGTGAACATGATCCAATACAAGCTGAACAGTGTGCTATTATTGCTCACAATAAAGGGGAATGCTCAATAAAGGAAGGTGATTTCTTAGAAATGTTAGATATGCATAATGACTTTGAAAGAGTTAAGGTTAAAACTGAAATACTGAAGCATGAGAGTTCTGTGTATTAATGATAAGAAAAAGCCTGAACAAATACCTCAGAGTCAATGGATTGAGGAAGGAGTGATCTATACTGTTACAAAAGCAATACATTTACCATTACAACCTGGGATAGCTGGTTTCTTATTGAAAGAAGTTAGTTTATCTCAGGATTGTTTTCCTTATGAATTCTATAGTTCTAATAGATTTGGTATTATACTAGATAATCTAGAAGAAGTAAGTGAACTTGTAGAAGAAGAATTATCTCTTTAAGCTGAGAAGCTGATTTCAATTATTATTTAAAATTTAATTATGGAGGATTACACCAAAGATGATGTGATCACTGCTCTTTCTAAGATTCTAATGAACTCTAGACAAAGAGTTCTAGTTGATCAAAGAAGTTATTTAATGGGTTTACTTGCCTTTAGGTTTATGATGACAGAACATGCAATAGCAAAAGCTACTGGTATCAAGAGAGATAAGGTTAATTATAATAAGAAGCTAGTATTGCAGTTTTGTAAAGACAAGTCTTACATCCAAAATGTTTATGTATATGCACAGATGTTTCCATTTGATTTTAATGTAATTGATTCATCAAGACCTAACAGACTAAAAAGAGTTGAACTTGACTTAGATCAAAAGTTTTTTAATAAATTAAAAGCAACTGGATCTATACTAGGACATGATGATATTAGAATAACTATAAAGTTTCTTTTAGAAAAAAGTATGAAGCTATGGGAAGAATGAAAGAAATGTATATGGAAATAATACATGCAAATGATGGTAATATACCAGAGGAAGCTACTATAGCTGACTTGCAAAGAATGAAAGATTTAGAAACCTTTGAATGGAAAGAATATGAGCACAAACAAGAGAAAATTAGACAACAGCGTATTGAATCAGAAAATCCAGGAGAGATTAGAAAGATTGAAAAAACTAACAAAAAATTCTCTGGCCGTTATGGAAAAGCAAGAGAAGAAAAAGAGCGTGAATAATGAGGACGGTGACTAGTAATAGGTAAGAATCTGATAAATTGGGTTCTTACCTTTTTTTTTCAATGAAACACTTTTTTAAATATTTAGTAGTATGGATAAGTCAGAACTTATCTGTGCCTTTTTGGATGGTAGGTCATATCCATCTAATGAGCAATATATATGAGGATATCTATGAGATATTAGCCTCATTTGGAATGAATATAATTGTTGCAATAGGATTTATTATTGACTACCTAGAGCAAAGAAAAAAATCTTAAACTTATGAATGAAAAAACATTACCTAAAATAGGTATACTAGCTGTATTAGCTATTGTATCTTTAATAGGCTTTATGGTAAAGTTACCTAAAGTCTTTAGTGCATATGATAAAGAACTACATCTATGCTTTTATTTCTTTGCTGCATTAGTATTAAACTACATGTTTGTAAAGAAGAATTTCTTGTATCATATAGTTGTAGGATGGATACTATTTCTTACAGGTATATTTATTGAGTTTGCTCAAGCATTATCTAATCTATTTGTAGAAAAAAGAATTCATGGAAACTTTGATCCAGAAGATGTTATTTTTAATACAATAGGTTTGTTTATTTACTCTTTCTTTTGGATAATGTGGAGACTTTCTTTAATATTTAAAACAAAATAAGATGGAAAAACTAATAAAGAAAAATTGTTATTATTGCCATTTAGATAAGGATACAGCTGAAATGCAACAAATTGTAGTATGGTTTTGCAATGATTGTTTAGAAAAATCTAAAGGATTAAACAAAAAAAAGAAAGAATGAGCATAAAGATAGAGATGATGATTGATCATGTTAAAGAAAAGAACAAGGATTATAAGATGATATCTAAAAAAACTATCACAGCTTATTTAAGAGGTAAATTTAAGTGCTCACACTATATGGCTAGAGTAGCTGTAGATAAATTATTTGAATAAATTTAAACTAAAAAACATGAAAAATTTAATTTTAATAGTACTTGCATTAATTACATTAAATGCAAATGCACAATTAGTAGTAAAAGAAGCAGCAAAGGACACAGTAGTCTGGCAAGCTTCAAAACTAACTGTAATACCAAAGATCATGAAGTTTACAGTTGATAGCATAGATAGTTATACTATATACTACAGAAATGCAACTTATACAACAATTACTGACATTGATTATTTCTCAACAGGTGATTTAAAAACCACTATAGAGTTCTATGAGCTATGCCAAAAAGTAATTAATGAAGACAAGGAGTATAATCTAGAACTTGACGGTAAGATTATTATTGTACAAAAGTCAATGGGTGCAGCATTTATATGGATGCGTGATTCTTATTTCTATTTAAACAGTAAGAACCTAACATCTATACTTGAAGCATTAAAGTAAGTAGTTGTGTCAGGGCCTTAATACATACAAAGTGAAGAAGAAGTATGTCAGCGTATTAAGGTGTTGTAATTTCTATGACTTGTCAGGTTTTCATACTTTCCTTGCAATGAGAAAACGCACATTTATTAACCTTTAAATTAAAATTATGACAGCAGTAGAATGGTTCTTTAATGAACTTTCAGAAGTAGAAAGAAATTTAATTAACAAAACTTTCTTACAAAATAACAAAACACTTGCGGGAAATACATTAAGAGAAATATTCCAACAAGCCAAAGAGCTGGAAAAGCAGCAAATAATGAAAGCAGTCTATGATTCAATGGGAACAAATTTAGACCCTAACATCGGTAGAGCTGAACAGTATTATAACGAAACATTTAAAAATAAATAAGATGAAACAAATAGTAGATAAAATGAAAAAGAATCCAAAACAAATTGTTATTAAAGGAGAATTGTCCAATAAACAAATGCTTAATATTATAGACTCAATTATAGATTATTCAAACAAGCATGATTTAAAACTAAATATTAAATCTAACTCATTGGATATATTACCTCAAGTAAACCATCAAACACTAATTGAATTAATGCAAGTTCTTGAAATGATTGAATACCTTTTACAAAATGGGAATACAATTACTCCTGATTCATTTGTTATTAGAACAGCTGTTAGACTTGCAATAGGTATGGATGCTTTGAATAGTGAAAAAGAAGATTTATCAGAATCAGTAGCAAAAATACTTAATGCATCAAATTGTGTAGAAAAAGCAATTGAGTTTTCAAATTCACATGAAGATAATGAAGGTGCCTATCTTGCTTATTTGGCAGGAGCAAGATATATGGCTGATTTTATAGAATATGAAAAAAACAAAAAAACAAAATAGCATGTTTAAGATAATACCAATAGATGTGTTTTCTACTGATGTAGTTATATCTATAGGTCAATCTGACGATAAACTATATGACTGTCTATGTCATAGATTCACAAGAGAACAGTTTAATCTTGCATGGGATGATTGGAAATCAGATGCAAGAACTGTTACTCACAGTGATGGGTTTATAATAGTAAGATTTAGAAATAAAATTGGAAACGACCCTGACAGTATATCATTAGTAGCACATGAATGCTATCATGCAGCTTACTCTGTCTTATCTAAAATTAATGTGCAACCAGGATTTGAAACTGAAGAAGTATATGCTTATCTAATTCAGTTTTTAGTAAGAAAAATATTAACATTTAAATCAGAATAAGATGAAATACAGTAAGGACTTACCTGATTGGTTAAGAAAAAGATATTGGGGTATATTCATGCAAATGACTCCAAAGATGAGAAGGTTTGTTTATAATAACAGTTTTGAATCAATGTGTAAAAATGGTAAATGGCGTTAAGATGAAACTAATTAAAACAGTTACAGATAATTATATCTTAGCTGACACAACAAAAGAATTTCACGGAGAGGGTTACCTGTTAGGTGCAACAACAGTATCTGATGCTCCTAAACTATCCAAACAAAACTGTGATGAGATATTTGGAGTAGTTGATGTTGAGAAGTTAGCTAGAGAATGGCACAAACAACAAAATTTTAATAGTCTTTCAGATAATATAATTAGTGTAGGTTATCTAAATATGTTTAAAGATGGCTTCAACAAAGCAATGGAGTTGAATAAAGACAAGGTGTTTAGCAAAGGAGATATGGCTTATATTATGAACATAATGTCAATACACGAGCTTTCTTTTGAAGATGCTATTATCAAATTTCAATCCCTCCAACAACCAACAGAAATTGAAGTTGAGATTGTAATGGAGGAAATATTACAATTAAAGAAAAGAGCAGGAGGCTTTACTAATATGGGTAAACCAAAACTTGACTCAGAAGGGTGTCTTGTATTAAGAAAATTGTAGTATATTTGTAGTATAAATAATACTACATGAAGAAAGAAAAAGATATCCTAATCAGGATTGAGTCCTCTACAAAAGAGAAAATTGTTGATAAAGCAAAGGCTGTAGGTTTAAGCGTGTCTGCATATATCCGTTTACTAATCATTAAAGACTTAGAAAAATGAATGAGGTTTGGAAAACAATCCCTGATTTTGAGGATTACATGGTGAGTAATATGGGAAATGTTAAAAGCAAAAGAAAAATATTGAATCCTTTTATAAATGCACACGGTTACTGTATTGTTAGTCTTCATAATAAGAATGGAAAAAAACAAAGAAGGGTTCATCAATTAGTAGCATTATGTTTTTTAGATTACACTTTTGAAAACCATTCTTTAGTAATAGATCATGTAAATGGAATAAAAACAGATAATAACCTTTCTAATTTACAATTGGTCACACAAAGAGAAAATAAAACAAGGAGTTCAAAAAATATAAAAACAGGTGCTTTTGCTTTAAAAAATAGTAATAAATACATATCCTGTATTTATATAAATGGAGTTAATAAATACTTAGGAATATTTAATACTGAAAAAGAAGCATCAGATTATTATGAAAAAGCTTTGAAAGAGTTTAATGATACAGGCACAGTAACTGTTTTTAAAAAATCTATTTTTTATTCTAATACAAAAGGAATTACCTACTGTAAGAGAACAAACAAATGGATTGCAAAAGTTAAAAAAACTCACATTGGTAGATTTAAAACTGAAGATGAGGCAATACAAGCAATACAACAAATTACTAATACTTAAAAAGATTTGATATGGAACAAGAAACACTTGAAGAAGCTGCTGAATTTTGGGATGCAAAACAAACTATTTTAGAGTTTGAAAAATCATCAAATAGACCCTTTAAAAAGGCATTTGAACAAGGTGCTAAATGGCAAGCTGAAAGAATGTATAGTGAGGAAGAGGTTAAACAAATAATAGATGCAACTTTAATTGAGCATTCTGATTTTGTATTAGCTGATATACCAGAATGGTTTGAACAATTTAAAAAGAAATAAGATGAAAAAAGTAATGATGATTATGACTGTAGCTTTATTAGCAATGTCTTGTGAGAAGAAAAGTTGCAACTGTGGAGTTGTACAAAGTGATAATGCTGCAGATTATTCTGTAGTAATTAAGAACAGTTGTTCAAAGAACAATAAGGTATTCTACCTTTCACCTGATGATTGGATGAATGCATATGTTGGAAGTGATTATTGTATAACAAATGTAACAAGTTGGTAATAATTTAAAAAGAAGTAGTATGGAAAAAGAATTTATACCTTATGAGTTAGCTTTAAGAATGAAGCAACTTGGATTTGATGAACCTTGTTTTGGATTCCACTCTAAAATACACGGGCTAATGATGGTTAAAACATCAGGTAGTAGTTCATTATATAAAGATGCTGGTGAATGTTTAGCACCTACATTCAGTCAAGCATTTAGATGGTTTAGAGAGAAGTATGATCTTTATCATGTTATTACCATAGCAGATCTTGGAAAATATGAAACAGGTAATCCTGATTTTCAGTGTGCTATTTATAGTAAAGATCCTGTATTAATTACAAACATGAATAAGTACAATACTTATGAAGAAGCAGAACTTGAATGTCTTAAAAAGTTAATAGAAATTGTAGAATCTAAAACAGAATAAAATGGACTTTGCATTAGGATTAGGTACAGGCATGATTATCATGTGGGCTATAGCAATGAGACTCAGAGTTGAGTGGAAGAAAGAAGTAGAATTGTTGAAGGACTTTGATACTTGGAAAGAGTGGAAAAATAAATCAGAATAAGATGCCAAATATTTCAATGTGTATGAATGAGGAGTGTCCTCTAAAAGAAAAGTGTTATAGATTCACAGCTACACCTAATGAACATATACAAAGTTATGGTATGTTTGAACCTGATAAGGAGGGTAAGTGTGATTATTATTTGGACAATGAAAAATATACCTGAACTAAAAAAAATAATTCTAGAGATCTGTACTGATCATCATGAACTCAGTAAAACATCAGATAGTAATATAAATTATTTATGGTATCTTTATAGTCAAGGTACTAAAGCCGGTGAATACAAACCCTTTATCTTTTTTGCAGAACTTAATCTTAATAAAACATTAGGACTAGTTGATGATGAAGAAAAAGAAAGAATGTGCAAGCTTCTTGAATCTACAGATGATGATGATTTCTATATTGCATATTTAGCAATTAAGCATTTAAAAAGTGAAAGAATGAAGAAGTTTGGTGCTAATACAAATGCACCAGCTTATGATGAGATAAAGAAAGATTATTCTTTCACAGTTCTTAGTCATGATTTGTTTATGAAAATTGCAAGAAAATAATAAAATGACAGAAGAAAATCTTATTGACTTAGGTTTTGAAAAAATTGATGTATATAATATAGATAGCCAAAATGGATATGATTATTACTATTATCAAAAAGAACTTTGTGAAAATGTAGTATTACATAGCACAGACAATATTGATGTTAAAGAAAATCATTGGGAACTAAAATGCTGGGACATTCCAGCAGTTAAAATTGTAACAATGCAACACTATTTAGAATTTGTTGATGTATTAAATAATATAATCTGTTATTAATGTTTACAGGAAAACTAATAAAAAAAGATGGTAAGCTAACTTATGAAGATGAAAGAAGTAAGTTAGCTTATCAGATTTTTCTGGATAAGATTCCGGAAGGTCAAAAAGTAGAAATGTATATTGATCTTGCTAATACAGATCATAGTAAAGCACAACTTGCAAAAGTACATGCTTGTATTAGAGAGCTTGCAAAAGAATCAGGATACACATTTGAAGAAATGAAACTTCTTATTAAAAAACAATCTGGCCTCTGTTATGAAGCAGAAGGCCAGTTAGAATGTAAATCTTTTGCTGATTGTAGCAAAGATGAATTGATGTTAGCTATTGAAGCTTGTGTAGCAATTGGAAGAGAACTGAATGTTAATCTGGAGTAGGAGCTACATAGCCCTCATCTCCAGGTTGGAGTATTTCTTTTTCATCATACAATTTCTTGTCACTAGCAGTTTTTTCAATTTCAGCTAATAATAAAGTAATTGCATAAAAAGATTTTTGTAAGTCATCAAGGTCAGAGTATTCACCACCTATAATTTCTTTAAGATAAGCTTCTTTGTCATCTACTTTAATTTGATTAAAAAGATAAAATGAGATAGCTTTTACCATTAGATAATAAGTTTTATTGACTTTTATATCAATAATAGCATCATCTTTCATTTCTTTAACTTTGATTGCCATATTAAATTTTTTTAACAAATATACCAAATTATGAGTAATAAAATAAACGTAGAAGAGATTAAACAAAAATTGTTTGACAGGTTAGAACCTAGTGGTTGGGGCAAAGTTCTTAAACCTTTTATATTTAGTGGTGACTTTGATAATATAATAAGTCAACTTGCTAGAATGTCATTAGATGGTAAAAGATTTACTCCAACACTAAAACAAATGTTTAGAGCATTTGAAGAATGTCCCTATAATGAACTTAAAGTAGTTATGGTAGGACAAGATCCTTATCCTCAATTTGGAGTTGCTGACGGAGTTGCATTTAGTTGTAGTAATTCAGGTGAACTACAGCCTAGTTTAAAGTTTATCTTAAATGAAATAAATAGAACTGTCTATAATGGACATCCTGGTAGTTTAGATGTAGATTTAACTAGATGGTCAAATCAAGGTATTTTAATGCTCAATACAGCGCTCACAACTACTATAGGTAAAACTGCGCAGCATTATGCATTATGGAAACCTTTCATTGCTTATGTATTTGATCATCTGACGTGGAATAATAATGGGCTTATTTATGTTTACATGGGTAAACAAGCTCAAGAATGGGCTGATTGTGTTAATGATAATAATTACAAGTTTTATGTGAGTCATCCTGCTAGTGCAGCTTATAATAATGAAGAAAGATGGGACTCCAAAAATGTATTTGTTGAAGTTAATGAATTAGCAAAAAAACAATGGAATTATTCAATTAAGTGGTGATGGAAGAAATATTTAATAGGTTAATAAAAGAGGACCTTTCCCCAAACACATACTATGTTTTACATTGTATAAAAGAGAAGATTGTACCTAATCAATTTGTCAACGCTGCATTAGAAAGCAAGAGACTGCAAAAGGACAATTGGATCAATGATGATTTGCAATTAACAGCAAAAAGTCATATCTTTATGGAAGAAATTAATAGTTTCTTTAGAAAAAGTAAGAAAAAAACTTCAAGAGATTTAATGGGTGATGAGTTTTCACAAAAGATACTGGAATATGTAAACATATTTCCTAATAAAAAGTTATCTTCTGGAAAATATGCCCGGGTCAATCCTAAAAATCTTGAGAGCACATTTAGATGGTTTTTTGAAACTTATGACTATGATTGGGAAACTATTATTTCAGCCACAGAAAGATATGTTGATGAGTACAGTTTGAAGAATTATGAATTCATGAGAACTGCCCAGTATTTTGTTAGAAAACAGAATATGGATAAATCTTTTGACTCTGATTTAGCAACATACTGTGATCTAAAAAAGTCAGGTTATGATGATGATAACTATGACGCATTTAAAGAATTAGTTGTATGAGAAAATTTATGCTCATTATAATTGCTATAGTGGGAAGTTTATGTGGGTTTGCTCTTGTAGACTTATTTATTTTGAAGATAACCATTGTTCAATATTTATTTATTGAGGTTATCATATCAGGATTCCACTGGCTTTATAACAAAGCAAAAAAAGATTTATTAACCAATCCAAACTAATAGTATGGCAGAATTATTCAATGGCGCACAGCCTTTATTACCAGTAAGTGAGAGAGATGCTCTAGAAAAAGCAATTCAGAAAATCAGAGCAAGAAGAAAAGGTGAGCTTAAATCTCTTAAAAGTGCATGGCCAAAATTTAATGATGCCTTCTGTGATGGATTAGAGTGGAGAACTATCACTGTAGTAGGTGCTAGGCCCGGGACCGGGAAGACTCTATTTATGGAGCAATTGATCTCAGATATAATTGAGAACAATAAAGATCAAGATTTTAGAGTCTTGAAGTTTCAGATGGAGATGCTTGATGAGACCAATGGTGTTAGAAAGCTGAGTATGAATGTAGGATCTGATTACAATACACTAATGAGTAAGGGAGAACCTGTTGATGAAGCAGTTTATTGGAAATGTGTAGAGTTCTATAACAAATCTAAAGAGAATGACTTCATTGATGTGGTATATGATGCCTGCACAGTAGATGAAATGTGTGCTACCATTGACTATTATGTTAAAAAACACAAGAATGAAGATGGCACCTTTCCTAATGTACTTGTTGCAATAGATCACTCGGCTCTATTTAGAGTTGGTAAGGGACAGAAAGATAAATTTGATATGCTTGGAGCATTGGGAGAAGCGCTCACAATGATGAAAAAGAAATATCCAGTTGCCTTTGTTGTATTGAGCCAACTAAATAGAAACATTGATGATGTAAAGAGACAAGAAGAAGGCAGTTACGGTAATTATGTGTTAGACTCTGATATCTATGGAAGTGACTCATTACTGCAACATGCAGATGTAGTTCTAGGTATTAATAAACCTTCTGTACGTAGATTAAAGCAATATGGACCTGAAAGATATTTGATTAGTGACCCTGACACATTGGTGTTCCACTTTCTTAAATCTAGAAATGGTGTTACCAGAATTGCTTTCTTTAAACTGGACAGAACTACAATGCGTATTATAGAAATTGAGCCTCCAGGACAAGCAACAAAAAAGTTAGGACTAAATTAAAACAATGCAAATGAGTATTAGAAAAGAAAAAGAAAATGAATTCTTTGTGCATCACATTGAGACATTTAGAAAACTAGGATTGCCTGATCCTTTCTTTACTATTAAGACAGCATTTTTCCAGAAAGGTAAGTATGGAAGACAAGTGCAGTTTTTTCAGTGGGAACTTGAAAAAGATCAGGACATCTATATAGAGTTCTATGATAATGTGACTGACATGAACAACAAAGTTGTTGATATTAAACCAATGAATGCTGACAGACAGTTATTTAAGTATAAGCTCAACAAGTATTTTGCTGAAGAGTATGAGAAGAAAGAGAGTATAAACTCTCAAGGTGAGCCTTATTACACTTATACTGTTCCGGTAAATGAGTTGCTAGCTGTTCTAAAAGATGGAACTGAGATTACACATGCTCTTTATGAGAAAAGAAAGACTGCACAACCTGAAACAGAAGAAGGTTTACCAAGACTTCAGAAAACTTTAACTCCAAATCTTTTCCCAGATTTTGAGGAACAGTATCCTAAAAAAGAAGATGAGGTGCCATCATTTGATCTAGAGAGCAAACCTGTAGCTGAAATATCTGGTAAAGATGAATCAATTATGGAAATATGTAGAAGAATTTCTGCTGACTTTGATAAATTAGCAGTAGCCTTATCTAAAATAAAATTGATATGAGTATAGTATTGCCAACTAAAAAAGTTAAAGCAGAAAGAGTTAATCCAAAGAGATTAATCATTTATTCAAAACCAAAGACTGGTAAGACAACAGCTTTTGCTGGTCTTGAGGATAATTTGATAATAGATCTTGAAAATGGTTCAGACTATGTTGATGCTCTTAAGATTAAAGTAAACAGTCTTAAAGAATTACAAGAGGCTGGTAAAGCTATTAGAGATGAAGGTAGACCATATAAGTATGTTACTATAGATACAGTAACTGCATTAGAAGAAATGGTTATGCCACTTGCTATTAAGCTTTATCGCGGAACTTCAATGGGTAAAAACTTTGATGGAGATAGTGTAATAACTTTACCCAATGGTGCTGGTTATTTGTATATCCGTCAAGCATTCTTTCAAGTTTTAGATTTTATTGATACCTTAGCGCCCCATATTATTTTATCTGGACATATTAAGGATGCTCAAGTAAATGACAAAGGTGATATGGTATTATCTGCAAATATTGATTTGACAGGTAAAATTAAATCTTTGATATGTGCTAATGCGGATGCAATTGGCTATATGTATAGAAAAGGTGACAAAACCTACATTAATTTCAAAACTAATGAGGAAGTTACCTGTGGTGCAAGACCAGAGCACTTAAGAAATGAAGAAATAGTAATTTCTGAAATGATTGATGGTGAGTTAAAAACTTACTGGGA